TAGAAATTTGTAGATTTTAGCCTACCTGATAACTAGACGGCTGATGTGCAAGGCTTGATTGCCTGTGCATCAGTCTTTTTTTTTTGGAGTTTGAGGCATGCTTGATGACGAACTTGACTTGCGTAGAGCAAGGGAAAGGGCAAAGCAAGGGTTGGACAAATTCGCCCAAAAATTGAAGAAGAGTTTTGGTGGAGGCACCCCTAGCAAGGCTGATTTAAAAAAGTTGGAAGAAGCAAAATTAAAGCATAAAGAATATATCAAGTCTTTGAATGCACCCAGACAAAGAAGTTCGCTCAGTAAGGCTCAGGAAAAAGCTAAAGAAAAAGCTCGTGGACATGCAAAGAGTATTGCAGCCAAAGGTAAACTAGCCTCAATTGCTAAGCGTCAGAACGCAAAAGATAAAGATTTGGCTCGTCAGAGAGCAAATGTAAAAGCAGGCAAGATAGTAA